TAAGGCTCAACTTAGATTCTTAACTGAAGAGGAAGTACAAATAGATGAGAACGAATTACTTAAGAACGATAAAATAATCGACTTACTTATAAGACGTACTAAATCAAGTCTTACTCAAGCTTATGCAATCCATAATCAGGGTGACATAGAAACAAATGCTAAGACTGATGTCTTTAATAAAAAAATACTTGTAAACCCCGATATTAACTGAGGTTAATTAATGGACAATGTGGAATTAGATATTGACAAGTTGAACGAAGTAGCCGAGAGCTATGGTTCAATTGCCGATAAACAAACAGTAGAAATTGATCTAGCAGAAAAACAGAAAGTTGAAAGTGAAGCAAAGGAAGACGGACAAGAAGTCAATCCAGTAGAAGTTAAATCTGAAGAAGAGAACGATCCAGCAACCTTAATGGATTACGTTAAGGATACTGGTACTGGTGTTTATAAAGGTCTACAACAGACTGCTTCTTCACTCGTAACTCTTCCTGAACAGGTACTTGACTACTTCAATGGAGAGATGGCTAGGGAAGGTGAGAATTATAAACCTGAGTGGGACGACTGGTTCGTTAAAGACGACAACCCTATTGAAACAAAAACATGGTGGGGAGGTTTAGTTAAGAACGTAACTCATGTCGCATCTCTTTGGTTTGTTCCTATCCCTGGAGTTGCACCACTAGCTAAGGGTGCTCAAGCAGCAATTAAAACTAATAAACTAGCAAGGTTAGCAAGATTAAAAACTCAGACCTTGAAGGTTACTCCTAAGTTCAAACTTTTAGGACGTCCAACAGAAGTTACAGCTAAAAGATTACTAAAAAGTGCTGGTAGTGGTATGAAGTTTGACGCACTTTCTATCACTTCCTTAGAAGACAATATGTCTGGACAGTTAAAAGGTCATATACCTTTACTTGATACTGCACTAGCGACTAAGGATCACGACCATCCAATGATGAAGAAGTTCAAGAACGTGGCTGAAGGTATAGCTCTTGGACCAGTCTTTGATGGAGTTTTAGATGTAATGGGTCAAGGTGCAAAAGTAGCATTCAGAAAATATGATCCTAAGACTGGTAAAGCCTCTATTCAATATGGCACTACCAGAGATATGGCAGCAGCCAGAGATGACAGTGTTAGAGATCAAGTTGGTGAGATGGGTATGGATGCTAAAAAGCAACCTGGGTTTAATGCTTATAAAAACAAGCCAATTGCTGACCCACATCAAGGTAATGCTTTCTCTTCAGATAGTATGGAATCAGCTAGTGATGGTTTAGCCAGAACTAGAAATGAATTTGGTGCTGAAGATGGTGTAGCAGGAAGTGTTTTATCTAACCAAGAAATAACTTCAGTAGTTAAAAGTTCTGGATTAGCTAGAGAAGTTGTTGAAAAAATCTACCGAAGAGGAGTAAGTGAAAACTACTTCAAACAACTTAAGGAAACTGCTGCAAGGCAGGGTATTCCATATGAAGAAGCTCTTGGTAGACATGCATCTCTTGCACAAGAGGTATATGAAGGTAGAGCTACCTCAGACTTCACACCTCAAGAGTTTTGGAAAAAGATCACTGATAATGTAACTGATGTTAAGAGAGATGGAGAAGTCGTATATAGCTATACCAATCCAGAGATGTCTCATGCTGTTGATATTATCAATGGTACCATTCTTGGAGAGATAAGATCATTAGGTATTGTTGGACGAGAACTCGAAAACCTATATAGCTTACGTGACTCAGAAGGACCAGCACAGCAATTAGTTGAAAAGTTTATAGCTGGTTTAAGAATAAGAACTATTCAAAAAGCAGAGGTATCACAACAGCTTAGAGACTTCAATCTAAAGCCTGGTAAGCGACCCACCACAAAAGAGATGGATGCTTTAGTAGATGCAAAGGTACAGGAAAGTATTGACGCTTTTCGTGTAGCTATGCAATTAGCTCCAGATGAAGGTGGTGATGAATTATTTAAAACAATCTTTGAAGCTGTATCCATGGCTGATGGTATCCGGAATATGGATGACCTAGATACATGGATGAGAATGAAGATGAGAGGTGGAGCGTTTAAAGATGGAGAGAAGACTCCTGGTGCTCTAACAAGAGAGCTAGGAACAATGATGACACATAGTGTCTTATCTGGTCCTAAGACTGCTGTAAGGGCAATCATGGGTACATCTACAGCTTCATTCTCTAGACCTATGGCTATGGCTATAGGTAGTTCATTAAGTGGAGATTGGAGATCAGCACGTCAAGGTTTAGCGGCTTTAAACGCTATGCGTGAGGCAGTCCCTGAATCATTTGAGTTATTTAAAAAGAGACTTAATGCTTACTGGGCTGGTGATATATCAACGATCAAAACTCGTTTTGTAGAACGTTCTAAGCAAGATGATCAATGGGAGCTGTATGGTCACTGGGCTGATACAAACGGTACAAAAGTAGATAAAGCATTATTTAGGACAGCTAACCTAGCTAGAGCAGCTAATGATAATAAGTTTTTAACTTACTCAACCAAGATCATGGCAGCTACTGATGATGCCTTTGGTTTAATTATTGGTAGAGCAAGAGCAAGAGAGCAAGCTTTCGCAAAAGCAATGGATGAATTGCCTGATGGAAAGATGGTTAATTTAGATCAAACCTTTTTCAAAAGTTACGAAGACTCTTTTAATAAACAAATATTTGATAAAGACGGAAATCTAACTGACGCTGCTGCTGCATATAGCAAAAGAGAAGCAACCCTTACTCAGGACTTAAGTGGATTCGCTGGAAAACTTGAATCTGCTTTCAACTCAACTCCTTGGGCTAGACCATTTTTCCTATTTGCAAGAACAGGTATTAATGGACTTCAATTAACTGCTAAACATACTCCTGGCTTCAACTTTTTAGTTGATGAATGGAATCAAATTGCATTTACAAAACCTGGTACTGATTTAACCCATCTTAAAAATTATGGCATTACAGATGATGCCAGTTTAATGGCTGCTAAGGCAGTTCAAAGCGGACGTTTAGCTATGGGTAGTGCAGCTATAACTATGGCAAGCATGGCTTTCCTAAATGGTGGATTATATGGCAACGGTCCTACTGATAGACAAAAAAGGCAATCATGGTTGGATATGGGTTATAAACCTAGAACAATTAAGATTGGAGATGTATGGGTTAGTTATGACTCATTTGAACCATATAACCAAATACTTACCTTAGTAGGTGATATTGGTGATCATATGGAAATGATGGGAGAAGAGTGGGCTGAAGATAGATATCTTAAATTAAGTATGGCTTTAGCCTCTACTATTACAAGTAAGTCATATTTAGCAGGTCTGCAATCATTTGTTGATTTATTCTCTGGTGCTCCTGGGCAACAGAACCGAATAATTTCCTCGTTAGCTAATAACACACTACCTCTATCTAGTTTAAGAAATGAGATAGGTAAGTTACTTACACCTCATACAAGGGAACTCGGATCAGACATTTGGAGTTCAATAAGAAATAGAAACCTTATTACTGAAAACATAGCTAGTGAACCACTACCAATTAAATACGATCTACTTACTGGGAAACCGATTAAAGATCATAACTTCCCTACTCGTATGTTTAATATGTTTAGTCCAGTTCAATTTAATTTAGACTATTCACCTGGCAGAGCGATGCTCTTTAACAGTGGATACGATTTAAGAACTGCTACTTACTATGCTCCAGATGGTACAGATTTAAGTAATAGCCCAAGGGTTAGATCTTTATATCAGAAAGCTATAGGTGATCAGAATCTAGAAGCTATGTTTAATAAAATGGCTGGTCAGGATTCTATGCTGATATCAATAGCACGTATGGAATGGCAACGTAAGAATGGAGGACAAGATTTAGAACCACGTTCCTTCCCTCATTACGACAGGATTCATAGAGTCTTTGAACGAGCAAAGAAAAAAGCTTGGGCAAAGATAAGAAAAGATATAGATGTTAAAGAGTTAATGGAAGAAGAAAAGCAAAACAAGATAAGAAACTATAAAGCAAACAAACAAACAATAGATGCAATTTTAAACGTAAACAAATAAAAACACACCCGCCATACCAACTAACAACATGATTGATGGCAACAACTTATCAAGAATATACAGGTAATGGGTCAACTACCACCTTTAGTTACACGTTCCCTGTTTTAAAAACTGAAGACATTAAAGTTGCTTTAAATGGAGTAACACAAACAACTGGATACACAGCAACCACAAGTCCTGCACAGGTGGTATTTAGCTCTGCACCTGCAAGTAGTGTAGTAGTAAGAGTATATAGAGATACAGATGTAGATAGTGCTAAAGGAGTATTTGCTGCTGGATCGTCTATACGAGCAGTAGACTTAAACAATAATCAAGATCAAGTATTGTATGCTCTAC